AGATACAGGTTGGACCTTAGAACCTGTTAAACAAACCAAACTCAAACCGAGAAAGAGAATCCTGCCCAAGTTGAAACTTGAGATAGGTGAGGTTGAGGTTAAATCAAAAATTGATCTTTCAGGTCCAAAAGATCTAACAACAGAGGAGTAATACAATGGCAGTTAATACAGGTGTATATACTGGTGAGTCGGGTGTCATCAAATTCATTGGTGATGACTCTACAGTGGCGGCTGTTGCTTCAATTAGATCTTTCACAATTGACAGAGAGGTCCAAAGTATCGAAACAACAGTTATGGGTGAAACATCAAGAACTTATCAAGCAGGCTTGTCACAGTTTTCAGGATCTATAGATGCATATCTAAGAGACGATGATCCTGGGCAAAGTAACTTTTTAAGTTATGTTGAGAACCCAGATTCAGTTGCAAAAATTGAATTGTTTCCATCAGGTGAAACCACAGGTATCAAGTTGGCAGGTAGCGTGATCGTTACTGGTCACTCAATTACCAGTAATTTTGACGGGGCAGTCGAACTTTCTATATCAATACAAGGTTCCGGGGCACTGACAAGAACACCGATATAATGATAAACGTTCGTTTCACTCCTGGATTGCGTGTCACTTTTGGAAAGGTGCGTAAAGGTGTTGATCAAGAGTTGAAAGCATTCGGAAGCGACTTGCTTGACAACTTGAGAAAACTTACACCTATAGGCCAACCAAATGGTGGTAGAGCAAGAAGGGGGTGGAGCAAACGTGAAACAACTAACAAAGTTGCATTACAGAACAGGGTGCCATATATCGAAAGGCTTGAGGACAATTATAGTAAGCAGACCAAAGGCAGAGGTATATTGAAACCCGCAATTAGAATAACAAAAAACAATAGACAAAGGAGAAGAGTAAGATGAGTAAGACATTAGAGAAGATAGCAAAACACTATCAATCTGCAATTTCTGGAGACCTGTTTAAGATAAAGGTTGCAGAGTGGGATATGGATATCTATTGCAAAAAAACTTATTCATTCAAAGATGAATCAAAAGTCATTGAAATGCAAGGACAAGGCAAGACAGTGGAAGCGTTGATAGAATCTTTGATTGTAAAGGCATTGGATAAAGATGGTAAGAGAATCTTTATGGATGCTGACAGAATCAATCTTATGAATGAGGCTGATCCGGCAGTGATAGTAAGAGTCGCTGGACAGATCAACAATATGGGCCTTAGACAACCGATTGGTGACGTCGTAAAGGAATAGAATCCAACCCGGAGTTAGGGTTCATAATGATGCTGGCTGACAGGTTGAAGATGCCCGTCAAAGACGTTATTGAACTTTCCGTGTTGGAGATGGATCTTTGGTCCGCATATATTAAAAAAGAACAAGACATAGCCAGCAAACAAATGAGGAGACAAAGAGCGAGTGGCTACAAAGCAAAGAATAGATCTTGATGTAGTTGTTAAGAATAGTCAAAGGATCGATGCATTAGAACGATCCTTGGGCAGAACATCTAATAGTGCATTAAGTTTAGGCAAAGCGGCCAAGATAGCGGCAGGTGCCATAGCGGCGATTGGAGTAGGTGCCGCTCTAAGGAGCCTTGTTAGAGTTGGATCACAGGTCGAGTCACTCGGACTACGTTTCAAATTCTTATTTGGATCAGCGGAAGAGGGTGCGAAAGCATTTGACACACTTACTGAATTCGCAGGCAGAGTTCCTTTCAGTCTTGAAGAGATTTCTGCCGCTTCAGGTAACCTTGCTGTTGTTGCCGATGATGCCGCAGAATTAAATGACATCTTAGAAATCACAGGTAACGTTGCGGCAGTATCTGGATTGGATTTCAGAACTGCTGGTGAGCAGATACAGAGAGCATTCGCAGGTGGTATTGCTTCAGCAGACATCTTTAGAGAAAGAGGTGTTAGAAGTTTATTAGGATTCAAGGAAGGTGCCACTGTCACAGCAGAAGAAACAAGGGCGGCATTCTTTAGAGTTTTTGGAAAAGGTGGCCAGTTTGGTGCGGCAACAGATGAATTTGCAAACACATTGGAAGGAACAATTTCAATGTTACAAGATAAGTTGTTCAAGTTCCAAGATGTTGCTTCAAGAGAATTTTTTGATGAACTAAAAGAGCAGTTAGGAGATCTTAACACGTTCTTTGAAGAGAACCAAGAAACAATAGACCAATTCGCAACTGAAGTTGGAGCAGGTTTAAGCAAGGCAGTAATAGGCACAGGTAAGGCAGTCATCTTCTTGAAAGACAACTTAGATGCTGTGAAAATTGCCATTGGTGCTCTATTGGCATTGAAAATTGTATTTGCCTTCAACAGCATAGCCACAGCGGTTGGCCTGACAACAGGAGCATTGAGAGGATTGTTACCTGTGTTGATTGCAACAGGCAAGGTGGCCAGAAGACATCCTTTAATAATTCTTGGCTCATTGGGGGCCATAGCAGGACTGGCTCTATTTGGAGATGAGATTGAAAAATTAACTTCTAAATTATTCGGCAATGCAGATGCATTAGATGATGCAGGCAAAAACCTAAATGATTACAACAGTGACATAGATGAAAATACAAGATTACAGAATTTAAACAACCACATTATATCAGGCACTATCGCGTTGTATGATGATTATACAACTGAGGCAATTAAAAATGCAAATGCAATCAAATACCAAAATGCACAAATTGAACAGCAAGGAATCAGTTTAGAAAAATTAAAAGGTGCAGACAGGAGTTTTGCAAGTAAAATAATGAATCTTGGTGAATCTGATATGGAGACATTAACCAGACAGCGAAGAGAAGATTTAGACAGAATTACTCAGATGGAAAACATCAACGAAAACACAAGGGCCGAATTGAAACTTAAAGTCAATGAAGAATATTTCAGAAAATTAAATGAGATGGACAAGAAAAGGGCACAAGAAAACAAGAGAAGGCAAGAAGAAAACATTAGGCTCATAAGACAAGGCAAGATTCAAGAAGTAGAAATTGAAAAAATGACCCAAGAGCAAAAAGGTGAAATGATCAGAGAAGCAGGCAGAAGCATTTTAGAACAACTGGCAACACAGAACAGAACGGCATTCAACGCATTCAAGGCAGTTAGAATTGCAGAGGCAATAATTGAAAGTAAATCCGCGATACAATCTGCTTTTGCACAAGGAATGAAGGTTGGTGGTCCAATTGGTGCATTCTTATTTGCAGGAGCGGCCGCGGCATACACGGCGGCACAGATCAATGCCATTAGGGCAACACAATACCAAGGCAGAGAAAGAGGTGGTCCAGTCAATCCAGGTCAAACTTTCTTGGTTGGTGAATCAGGTCCTGAATTATTCCGTCCTGCCACATCAGGATTCATAGATCCAGACACAAGTGGCTTTGGCGTAGGACAGGGAGCAACAATTAATTTCAATATCACAACGGTTGATGCCAGAGACTTTGATGAATTGTTAGCGACGAGACAAGAATTAATAATTAGTTTAGTCAATAGAGGATTAACAGAGAGAGGTAGAGCGAGGTTAATATAATGGCAGGCACATTTCCCACAGCAGGTTTCACTGCAACAGAATTAAAGAGTAACACAAATAGTAGATTGACAGAATCTATTAATGGCAAGACACAAAGATTAAAAATAGGTGCTCAATACTTTAGTTTGAAGTTGAAATCACCACCATTGACAAGATCCGCTTTCAATGAAATATATTCATTCATAATACAGCAGGATGGTCAGGTCGAATCTTTCACACTATCACCACCAGAGATCAGTTCAACTACAGGCACAATGACAGGAGTCATTACAACTGCCAACGTTACATCAGTTGATCCAGCGATGTCACAATCAGCAGGATCCACAGCGGTTGGAGTAACAGATGATGGCACACCATCAGGAACATTGAAAAAAGGTGATCTTATAAAGTTTAGTAATCACGATAAAGTTTATATGCTAACAGAGAATCTAACTTTAGCAAATGATTCGGCGGTCAAACAGATGTCGTTCCATCCACCATTAACAACCAGCATCAGTGGTGGATCAACAACTGTAACTTACAACAGCGTTCCATTTAAAGTATTTTTTACAACAGACGAATTAAGTTATGAGGTCCAAACAGATGGACTTTACAGATATGAAATAAGTGTGCGTGAGGAGATATAATGCCAAGAGATATACCAAAGGCACTCCAGGATAAGTTAGCCGCAAAAAAAGTATTTGTAGCAGACTTATTAGAATTTCATTTTTCAACTGCGTTGTATTTCACAACCACAAACATCAATCTATCTTTTGATTCACCAACAGCACCAGACAGCGGTGCCAATACCTACATAGCACAAGGATTATTCTTGAATTACAAAGACATAGTTGAAAATTCTGACCTTAGGGTTGGAACTTTGGATCTATCATTCACAGCGGTTGATCCAACAATGATAGCAGTTTTATTAAACAATGATTTCATAGACAAG